AGGGTTGTACCCATAGTTCGGGTTCCAGCCATAATTTCTCCTATCTTGTCGTTTCAAAACGACAGTTGATGTGATGTAATGCGCCCTCTGGACGAGGAACGTCCGCGGAATAAGTCATCTTATATCCGAGTTCGCGCATTAGTTCTTCCGAAGCACTTAGAAGCGCGGACGCTTCCATGCTTGTATCAGTCCAAATGTCTACAGAAACAATTATCGATTGCGAGGCTATCTCATTGTCGAGATCTAATTCCGTCGCGTTATTGCTAACTGTAAATGTGATTGCCGGAGTGTTCGGATAAGTTTCTTGAGCGCCCTGAAGAACCGTTACGCCGGTTTCTTGCAGTTTCTCGTAAATATCTTGCTTCGGTATATACATTATTTCGTGATTCCTTGAACTGATTTGATGATGAGGTCTTTAACCTCTTGCTTGCTCTGGTGGAGAGCAGGGTAGAGATAAGGTTGCGCAACATTGCCAATTGTGCGGATAAAGGTTTCGCCGTCGTCCGGAGTATAAGTCCAAGGTGTCTGGCGATAGGCGAGAGGAATCTTATGATTCCGGTTCGTCATCTGACCTTTGATTCCGACACCGAATTCAACGAATGCTGCGTATTCCTTGGTGGTAGAGACTTTACCAATTACCGAGTCTTTAACGACCTGCGTGTCCGGATGTATGGACTGGCGAAGCTCGCCACCGGCTCGGTATTTATTGGTAGGGCAAAGCATTTTGGCTCGGCCCTCGACCATAATCGTCGCTTTATTCACGCCCACCATTACATCTGGTAGAATTTCCGACTTCATTCGGCCTAGTTTCGTGGCAAATTTTTTCAAACCTACGACTTTTATTGGCATTCTTTACCTGTAATAGTTAAGTGTGAATCGCTCGGCAGAAGATTATTTACTTTGTATCTTTTGTCGAGATATACGATTGTGTCGTTTAATGCGACATTTGTCTCATTTGCGCAGGTAATTGTAATATCTGCGTCGATCGTGAGACCAATTTCGCTTTGTAGTTCGGTCTGTGCGTTGAAACGCACATTTCCGAGGAAGGTAGTCTTTATGACGTTATCCTCTCGGACTATTCCGCCATCCGGCTCTACCGTTTCTTTGACCGTTAGAACGGTGATTTCTTTATCGTAAAACCGACTAGAAATCTCTTGCTTGAAGTTATCAGGAAGCAACATTGACTCTCCTGTAAGGTGCGAGTAGTTTCGAGAAGCCACTAAATAATTCAGAGTCATCTGTCGATACCAGATACAACTTAACCTTATCCGAGTAGGAAATGGTCTGGCCGTTATCTGATACGCTACTGATATTATGAGCAAGTTCGCCGTCCGCGCTCTCTATACTCTCCGTAAAGATACCAGAGACAATTCGTGCCACGATTCGTTCGAGTTTTGTGTCTAGTTCGTTATCGTTGAGATAGACGAGCACGCGATCTACGACCTCGAGCGTGACAAAATCTAGCAGATCGCCATCTTCGATTTTGTTGTTAAGGAGCTTGGCATACTCCTTGATTCTGGTTTCCTGCGAAGAGTCGGTCATTATTTCTTCTCCGAAGCTTTTGGAGATTCCTCTGGCTTTTCCTCGGTCTTTGGAGCAGACTTTGGTTTGCCGTCTAGAGGAATGTAGGCTTCGGGATACTTCTCGTATTGTTTAATCACATCCTCGCGATTGCAGACGAGAGTAAGCCCGGTGCTGACTTGTTTGAATCTTTTACTCATACTAAGCCTCCGCGATATCCGCATAGCGAATTAAGTCAGGCATGACTGCCTTGGTGCCACGGGAGTAGAACAGGGAGCAGTCGTAATCGTTCGACAGAGGGATTTTCTCCGGCTCGTATTCATCGACAGTGACCGGCTGTCCAACTGCACCATGGATTGCGCAGATGACGTCCTTGGTCTGGCGGTGGTTCGAGTAAATCTTCACTTGATGGAAGATATCCTCGTCTACGCCAGAAATCGGGTTCGGGATCTGGTCGATATAATTGAGGAGTTTGCCGTAAATACTTGGCTTTACGGAAATCTCAATCAGTTCGCGATCCACACCATCTACCCAGTCGTTCTGCGTGGTTTCGATAGACTGAATAATCTTTTCGAGATTATCAGCTAGTGGAGTTGCTGTAGTAAGTCCAGTGATTTCTGTGCCAGAAGATACCATTTCTGCGAAGAAACGAGTATCTAGATCGGCAATCATGCGCATGGCATGATTTTTCTTGCGTTTCTCCATAATGGACGGAATGCCGTAGAGTTTGACATCCTTTTTTGCGATTTCCTCAACGATTTCTTTATCTTCGTTGATATTAATCGTTACTTTACCAGAATTGAGAACGGTCGCGCCTTTGCCGGCGGTTCTGGCGGTGCCGTAGTCATCTACGGTCGCATTCTTGAAGCGATCAATTTCGATGCTACCGGAAGTGGCATCTCCAGAGTATTCATTATTCTTCATCTTTTCTGAAACTGCGCCTTTTTGGACGGTCTCAATGACGAAGCCCTGAATTTCCGAGAGCTTATCTCGGGTATTTGCGTCGACATTAATGCTTAAAGCATCAGTTCTTGCCATAGTTTATTCCTTTAGAACGACCGAAGTCCGGTAGGCGATTTTGGCGCCTCGGTTTTCGGCTTTTTACCCTCGCCATAATCTTCGGGAGAAGTGCCAGCTAGTTTGGCTTTAACTCCGGCTTCTACGGCCTTATTGAAAGCTTTTTCTAGCTTATCGATATTGGCATTGGTTTTGTCCTCGTCAATATCAATCACGAAGTCTACGAGGTCTGTGTCGATATTTCTATCAGACAGTGCATCTTTAGCATCGGCTCTGCGCTCGCGGAGGGTAATTGTACGCTCGCGATCATCGAGTTCCTTTTGCTGTTTGGCCTTGAGTTCTTTCTCACGCTCATCTTCGGAGAGTTTACTCCGGCGCTCCGCATCCGCAACGGCCTTTTTAACTTCATCCTGAAGTTTTTTCTCGGCTTTGGTGTTTGCTTCAGCGAGACGCTTGCTCACGATATCGTTGACCTGCTCCTGAGTAAAGGTTGCAGGCTTATTGTCCTCTTGGCTCTTATCCCCGGAATCGTTGTTTTCCGGTGCAGGATTATTGTCTTTATCCATAAAATCCTCTGTTTTACGCCCATCGGCTAGTGATAAACAAAAAACGACAGTAGTTTCTGTCGCAATTGATTATGTATGTCCTAATTATAACATAAACAATTTGTAAATAAAAGATTTCTAAGTTAAAATGGTATTAGTGCTACTATTTGGGAGGTAGCCGACCGTTTAGTTTGTTTTTCGGTTGGAGTATCAAATAGAGAAGCACTTGAGAGGCGCTTTTGGCTAGGCGCCTCTCTCTTGTTCTATGTTCTTTAGGTGATTAAGTGCTTTCTTTGCCATTTCCGAATCTTTTGGATTCATTCTAAAGAATCCATCTTCTACATAGTAAGCCTTTAGCACTTGTCGCTCACTCTCGAAGAGATTATCGTCAAACCATACAAAATCTTGATCTTTGTCTATGCCATCTGTTTTTAAAATTTCCCAATCAGTAGGCTTTACCTTTCGAGTCAATTCATCCACAAGCTCCTGCGATAACTCGCCCTGAAGAGCTTCAGGTGCGCGATTTACTCCATGGTTACAATGCGTTGTCAGCCAGTAGATTGAGTTTGGATATTTTTCTAGACAATACCACAAAAACATTTCTACATCTTCTTTTGGGGAAGCACACCCTCGAATTACGCCATCTATATCCAGATAAATGTTTAGCATTTTATTCCTTGGCAAATTTTACAAAGATGAATCGGAATATCTTCTTTATCCAATTTGTCGCCACAGACATCACATTTATCATCCGGTTTCATTTCTGTCTCGCTTTGATTGATTTGATATAGTTTCTAGTCGTCTCTTTCGCGGTTTTGATGGTCTTAGCAAAGTTTTTCATATCATTTTCCCAGTCTTTTTCTGTATAGGAATCGAGTATTGCCTGGACTTCTTTTCTAGATTTTCCGTCACCGAGATGTGATATAACCATAAGATCGTGTAGGAGAAGTGGATCGGCCGGTGTCAGTTCTTTTAGTTCATTTGTAGCCTTTTTACCGTAGACCTCCTCTACATCTTTCCACGTCTCTTCAAGTTCGACGGACTCTGACATCCGTTTAGCAAGCTTTTTGTATTCGCGTGCGTATTTCATACTTATATTATATCTCTTTTCTTAGCAATAATCCTTGTTAACCCCACAACTTAATAGGATGTGTTTTATTGCTCGGTAGGTTTTTGTCAGGAGATTAAGATTTGGATATTTTTCAATATTTTTTGTTCTACGCCTATCCCAAAAATTATCTATTTCAATTTTCTTACTGTTCTCGCCATCAGAAAAGTATAATGTATCTTCAACGCCGTCTAGAATTATCATCTCGCCGTCTTCAATTTTACCAATCTTAAGAATTCCGCTCTCAATGATTATCCTTTTAATCTCGGCAGCTCTATCTTCGGGAATATTAAGTGTTTCCTTTGACTCTTTCTTGCCATCAATAAGGGAGCCTGATTCAAGAACGACCTTTCCACTTTCGTATAACTTAAGGTAGCCATATTCTGGCAACATTGTTCCGTCGCAACGATAGCTATATATTAACGTCTCTCCAGCGATCTTGTCTTTTTGTTCTTCTAATTTGTCCATAATTCTAAATGCTTCTTCACCAAACACTTCTGTTATACGGTTTCTTTTTGCATTGACGACATAAAAACAAGGTAGCCCAATAATAAGTGGCTCGTCGCTATCGGCAGAGAGTTCGAAAACTTCACCCTCGTCGATCTCGCCAACCTTTACTGCTTTCGTGAATATGCCTTGGAGTTTATTATTTCTTTTGGCCCAGGTGAAAAACTCATTTTCGGTCATTACGAAACTTCCTTTTTCAATTCTTGCCAGATGCGAACCATTGCCCATGTGTCAAGTTCGCAATAGCGAAGTAAGTTTTCTTTTATCTCGGCTTTTTCTTCTGGCGATGTGCTGTCAGAGTTCATATGAATCCACTCTGAGGAAGCTTGGTCGCCATGGTTGATAGGGAGAATTTTATATGAGCAATCTAGACACATGACTGGTAGAACCTTTTTGATGCTCCAGCTACAATGGAAATTCCTGTCGATATAATCGAGATTTTTAAACGGATCGCCAAGATCTTTTATGCGTTCATTTACTTTAAGAAGTTTTTCGGCGAGTTCCGGATAACTCTCGGCGGCATTACGATTAACACCTTTCTCAAACATCTCATTCCAGGCGAGCACCGTTCCGGCTTCGCCGATATTTGCTATCATATCCTCAACCGTATGTTTCAAAGGACAATCTTTACCCTCGTAGATATATTCATGGTGGTCAATTTTTCCATCTTCATAGGCGATGTGAAGAGAGTATTGCGTTGCGAGGTTTTGATAAGGCTTTATTCCATCGAATTGTGGAATTGGATCAGAAATTGTCTCATAATCTAGAAAATAAATCGGAAATTCGTATTCGTCGAGAGTTTTCTTAATATTCTCTTTATTCAAAAGCCTTTCTGGGCCTTGATAAGTTTTAATTAAAACCTCAGCTTTACCACTAAGCTCGAACTCTTGAGGAATATCATGAATGTCTAAAATGCCAGCTTCGCGAAGTTCCATAATCTTCCGGCGTGAACGAGAAAGTAGCTCGTAAATATTATTTTCTGGCAGATTCGGGTGACATATGTCTTTACAACCACAAGTTTTAGGAGAAAAGCAAGCTTCAAGTCCGTTGTACTTTTCTAGGCCGATAATTCTAAGCATATCTTGGCGGAAGTTTAGGACATCAGTCTTTCTTTCCTCGATTTCTTCGCTTACCTCTACCGGTCGAAAGAGAAGCTTAAGATTTAACTCTCCGTTTCGGCGATAATTCGCATTAAGCATTAGGAGGTAATGGTTTTTAACTTTAATGTTCTTCTCTAGGATGAGAGATTGAAAAGTAATATCGTAAAGATTGGTTTTATCGAGGTCTGGATCTTCTTCATCATAGGTTGAGCTTTTGACCTCATATAAATCATAGGAGTCTGTTTCCGGATCGTAAATTAAACCATCTGTACGTGCAAGAAAAACATCATCCGTAAAAGTCTGTTGCTTTTTAAGAATTCTGCCGTCGGTTGCACAATATCGTTCAAGATATTCCATCGCAAGTTTTTCTACACGGTAACCATCTTCGGCGGTCTTCTTATCGAAATCAGTAAATTCTGGATGCCACGCATCGTGAAACTTTGACCAGAGATGTCGAGGTGAATCGAGATATAGTCGTAGATCTGATTTTGTGATTTGCCGCAACATAATTATTTTATATTATACCATTTTTGGTATAAAAAATCAGCCCGATTGCTACGTATGACCGAAACCATACGGAGGACTGATTTTATAACTTATATTGTAGCATACTTTGTATTTTTATTGTAGTACGCATTGTCCTAGGTTGATTTTCTGGCGAAAATCATTATAATAATAGGTATGGAAAATATACCACAGGAAGCATTACGTCAGTTCTTGGTTGGTATTTCTAAGAAACATCTTGATCCTGATACTAGCTACGAAGACGCCTTTTATTATATCTATCAACGACCTAACGGAACGCGTGATATTTACGAACGTATCGTTAGGCTAGCTTTTACTACGCTCGCCAGAAATAATAGCGGGCTGAGTAAAAATCCAAATTATGAAAAAATTCACGAAGAATCGCAAAACTTTCTTATTGATTCATTAAAATCGATTAATGTCTCTAATCAAGAAGAATTTGACGAATGGCACCGTAAAACCGCAATGGGACTTATTGCGATATTCAATAAATTCGATCAGCCGTTCACTGTTGGGAAAGCTCAAAAATGGATCAATATGTCCATTAAGCACCTTGCGATATATAGTTCCGAGATAGTTAACAGCTATTATGAGTTTGCGCATATCCCGGTTGATAGCTATATTATCTCTGGACTCAAGGATAAACTAGACTGTACTTTTGGACAAGATCCGAGTCGGTATATTTCTTGGAATAATATAGATAATTACGACTTATACTTAAAGTTCCAAAAAGATTTCCGCGAGTTTTGTGGCGAGGCTCCGCTTGATGCCGAGTTCCATCTTTGGATGAAAGAAAGAGGCTTGTAATGCCAGTCTTAGTCATCTCTACTCGCCAAGGTGCAACCCACGAAGTAGAAGTTCGCGATTTTCATGACGCTAATCGCGAAATTGATAGATTTAACCGTCAATATCTTGCTAACCACCCAAATGACACGATTGTAGATATGAGTGTCATGTCGCACGGAAATATTATCGCTAGATACTTTAACGGAAGATTAGAGGATTTTTAATGGCAGAGCAATCCATGGCAAAAAGGATCGATAAAGTTCGTGGCTCTATGATTGGTGGAGCGGTCGGGGATGCACTTGGCTACCAAATAGAGTTTCATCATGGCGTAACTCCCAAAATGGTTACTCGTTTTATCGGCGAGACTGGTGTAATCTCGGATGATACGCAGATGACGCTTTTTACGGCCTGCGGATTACTCTGGCGACAAACTAGGTGGCATCTAAGGGGAATTGCCATGTTGCCACCAGAAGCAATTTATCTTGCGTATCTTGATTGGCTAGGAACCCAACAGAGAGTTGATGACCATACGTCTGTTTCATGGATTAAAGATATTCCAGAACTAAATGTTTTGCGCGATCCGGGCCTGACTTGCCTTGGTTCACTTGAGTCCGGAAAAGCTGGAACGCTTGGCGAACCGATCAATGATAGCAAAGGTTGTGGTGGGGTAATGAGAATTGCTCCAATTGCTTTATATTTAAACGAGGATGTTATAGGTGATTTTTCGGCGAAATCGTGTGCTTTAACGCATGGTCATCCACTCGCAATTCTTTCTGCCTATACGCTCGGGCTTATTATCTATTATGTTTTATCTGACTATGCAATAGAGGAAGCCACAAAAACTGCAATTCAAAAAATGAACGAATGGGTTGCCGAAGGTGTAGATAAGGATCAAAAACTCATCAAGCTCCGCTATAAGAATGAAAAAATTGAGCTAACTGAGTTATTTAATAAAGCTATCAAACTCGCTAAATCTAATATTGAAGACCAGGATGCTATTCGTCAGCTCGGTAAAGGTTGGGTTGCTGATGAGGCGGTCGCAATAGCAATTTACTGCTCTATTAAGTATCAGGACAACTTTGAAGATGCGATAGTTGCGGCCGCAAATCACGATGGCGACTCTGATTCTACTGCAGCAATTACAGGTAATATCGTTGGTGCGAGAGTTGGATATAAGAATATCCCAAGCTATTACAAAGACGACGTTGAGCTAAAAGATGTGATATTGGAGCTTGCTGACGACCTTGCCAAAGGCGTGCCAGAAAAAGAAGATAAGGACGGATATTATTATCCTACGGACGAATGGCTCAATAAATATCTCTATCTCAAAAAGAAAAACTAGTCCGGCATAATAGTCGGCACGTCGGCCGGATGGACGTTCGGATTATATTTTACATCCTTAATCCATTTATTATAACTCATATTTGGCACGAAGTATTTGCCACCGAGTTTATTCCGGGCAGATCTCATCTTCGGCTCGTAATCTTTTCCAATATAACCACGTACGGTTGAACGACAGAACGGATGAAGTGGAGGGTAATTGTAGCCCTCTTGCCGTTCACTCATCTTGTAGATTTGACCATCGTGGCTTCGGCACATATCGGAAGTTCGCCCATCCAGCGTCGCTACGAAAACATATTGGTCTATACCCATCTCTTGATAAGCAATGAACTCGGTTTCGTTCTCAAAATGATTTGTTTCGGTTCGGATCAGACGTTCCGCGTAGAACTTTCCGACGCTAAATCTTTGTTGAATCTCCCAAAGCGCGCGTTCCTCGCTCATGCCGGTCATAATAGCCTTTGTTAGTGTCTGTTGAAGTTGGTTCGCAAGTATATTTGAGTTACCCCAGATTCTTTTACTATAATTCGCACCTTGCCAAGGAGTATTGAGTAGGACATCTATTCCGCGAGAGTTTAGCTGTTCAAATACTGGTGTCGCACCAATTCCTTTGGCCGTATCGTAGACAGTCTTACCAAATGCACCGTTGATTGTTTCGACATGGGATTTGGTTTCTATTTCGTTCTCTAGGATAGCTAGTTGCTTCGTTCGGCTCCAGAGCTGAGCATTTATCATCTCGAGCCTGCGGACACGCCCTGCGAAGCGCTGAGGCAGATATTTAGATAATCCTGCGGCTTCCATGTCGGCATAGAACTTCTCAACCTCAGCGGTTGGAACGATTTTGTTTAGTGCGGTCATATCGAACTTATTTTCGCGATAGAATGACTCATAGATAGCTTTAAGGCTTGCAACGGTTTCTTTCTCGGCTTCATCGTAGAGAATCTTGATCTCGTTAAAATGCCACTCTGAGTTTCGTTCGGCTTCGGTCAATCTTGCGATTGCGCGCTTATCCCAATAACTACTCGATCTCGTTTGTACCATTGTTTGCGTCCTTTATTTCATTCTTGGCATATTCCGACGCAGATTCAAGCGTAATCTGTTTTTCCTTGGCGGCCAATTCTACCGTTTCCTTGGAGTCACGCACAAACGAAAGTTGGCTGACGAGAAGTTCTTTATCAACAATACCTTGTAGGTTCAAAATCATCTGCGATGTTTCGTAATCATTGCGTGGCAGGTTTCGTTTGAATATGGCATCTACTTCTTCGGTTGGTACGATCGGCATACTAGATTTGGTGTTGAGAAAATTGTTATAGAGACGGAAGCGCTCCATTAGGCCGCGTTCAAAGTATCGCTCTTTATTTTTGATGTTCTGGTCAAACGCTAGTAGCTTGTAGCTGATTGCGACGCCAGATGAGTTGTTTGCGAAGTTCTCGTCGGCGAGATTCGGCGTCATACTAATTTTGTGAATGTCGTTTTCTATATTTTTGCGAAGAATGTCGGTATCTGATTCGTTGAGCGACTTAATTAAGTACTCAATTTTGCCATCCATCGGAATATTTGAAATCATCCGGTGTTCTTTAAGCTCGGCCATCTGTTCTTCGGTAAACTTTACGCCATAGAAGCAGAGAATAGCATCAACGAGCTGCTCGCGGTCGTTAACGCGGTCGCTCTGGATTAAATTATATGCATCAATGAGACTTACTACTGACTCGAAGTCACCAAGATAATCTTTGTTATTTACGAATTCCACCATCGGCACTTCTCTGAACGCGTGAGCTTCTTCTTTTTCGAGGGTTAGTCGATCACCTTTGAGTATATAGTTTCTAACTACCTTGCTATCCGCAAATATGACGTCGTAGTAAGCCGGATCCTTGTCTGTTGGTTTATTGAATACCGGCCGATAATTTACAGCAAACATCTTATTGTGTTTAATCGTATTATCGTAGACGATAATTGTATTTCTAACGTCCAGAACTGCCGACTCTGGCTCTGCATTCTCATTCGCAAATACATACTCATATTGAAGCCCAAAAATCGCACAGTTCTTGGCCACCTCAGAATCGATATCGCTCATCGTCTGTTTTTTGTAGCAGTCTAATACCGGATCAATATTGAGCTTATCTGTTACTTGGTATTCGACTGGGTTTCCTAACAGATATCCAACATTCGTATCCACAATGTATTTCGCGTGATTAACCATCACTTTGTTATTATGAAGCATATCTGGCTTTTCTCGGTGGAGAATATCTTGATCGCCGATATAGTAGCGATCGAGCAGGTCGAAGCGCTTCCTGCGATCTTCGTTATAGTCAATCGCTTCTTTGATTACAGTTGCGTTGATTTCGGTATCTTTTGGTAGGGTGTATTTCATAATTATCCTTTCCAATAGTGGTTGCGGCGCCTAGCTCTCGGGGAACTAAGTACCGATTTGTCGAGGAGTTCCACCTCTCGCGGTTCTGAAACATATTCATAAATACTCGCTAGGACATCCACCGCGTCATCATGGGCATTCTTGCCTTTCTTCTGATAGCTCATGACTTGCCGGTAGAACTCTGGGAAACGTTGCTTCCAGCCAAACGGCATATAAATATGATTCTGAACCCAAGCGGAGGACGCCAGTATCCTAGATTCCTTGTTATGCGTCTGAGGAACAGCGCGAATATCACAACGATTGCTAGAATATCTCTCTAGGAGTATTC